TCCAAACTTCATCATTATTTACTTTTACAGAAACCATCCAAGTCCCTATAGGTGCATTTAAATCATACTTTCTTGTTTTATCAAATTTATCATCTTCAACTATCCAAGATTCAACTACAGATAATCCTTGTAGTGGTAATTGATGTTCTAAAGTAGATTTATTTTGATTACCTCTCATTAAAAATAGCTCACTTGCTTTTTTAACTGTTTTTCTAGAAAAATAAATATAATATTCCTTTTCTTTGTTTTTTCTATATATTGGTTTATTAGGTATTAAAGCAGCTCCCATAAGAATTCTTTTTTCTTTATCAACTTCTGCTAACTTTAATTCTTGGTTTTTTAATGCAATAAAATCTTCTTCTATTGCTGGGTTTTCAACAACTGATATTGCTTGAATTCCTGAAAACTCATCTGATTCGTCTATAAAAAGTTCTATAATGTCCATATATTAATAATAATATTATTTGTGTTTTGTTATATTATCCAATTGTCGCTCCTGATACAATATTCCTATCAAGTTCCTGTGCGGTTGTTACATCATTACTAACCACAAATGCTTTTACTGGTTGTTGTGTTTGTTCTGATATAGCACTAGCTAATTGATTTGTTCCGCTTGATCCTACAACATTAAACGCAGGTGGAGCAGATGGAATAGCTGGTGATGAATTACTACTACCACCTGATCCTTTAGCAAATGAAGGTGGAGTTGGTTCTTTTGTAGCGGTAATTTGTTTAACATTCCTTAAACCTGCTGCTATAATAGCTGCCGCTTGTATAAAACCAAATATACCTCCTTGTGCTAATGCTTTACTAGCTCCAGCATAAGTATCTCTTATTGCTTGAACCGTAGCTATTCCTTTTCCAAATTTAGAATTTTGACCTACTATTGATGCTATATTACCTAAAGCACCTGTAATTTCCTTTTCTTTTGCTTTTGCTAAGTCTACCTCTATTTTGGTTTGTTGTCTTTTTGTTTCTTCATCATAAGCAAGTAATTCATTATTTGCATCTGCATAAGCTTGTGTGCCTTCTTTATACAAAGATTTTTTAGTTTCTAATCTTTGTAATTCTATTTCGCGTTCTTTTTCTAAATTATCCTTTTGAGCTTGTAATCTTAAATATTCGTTTTCTATTTGTTCTGAATTAAAGTCTCTTTCTGCTTTTTGTCTTTCTGTAGTAGCATCTATATCACTTTGTTCTAACTCTAATTTTTCTCTCAATAATGCATTACGGTTAGAATCTTGTTCCGACATAAAACCAGTAATTTGAGCTTCAACTGCTGCTTTTTCATTTTTAGCTTCTTGTAACGCTATAAAGTTTTCTTCATTTTGATTTTTATCATATTGAGCTTGAGCAGCAGCTTCTATAGCATTAGCGTTTTCAAGCATTGCTTGTTTTTGTTCTTCTAATACTGCTTTTAATTTATCATTTGCTGCTATTCTTTCCTCTATAGTATTAAACTCATTATCTCTTAATTGTCTTTGTTGTTCTGCTTGTCTATCATAATCTTCTATAATACCTTGATTTAAAACCCTTGCTCTTTCTGATGTTTTTTGTAATTCAATATTAGCTTTAGCTGAATTTACAGTTTCTTTAACATAATCCTTAGTTGCTGTTACGACATTACCAACTGTTTCAACAGTTTTATCAAAACTATCATCTACACCTGTAACTACATCAAATAATTCTTTTCCTGCATTTTTAGCGCTTTCAGCAGCTCCAGCAAAATCACCTTGAAATACTTTTACAACAGCATCACCTAAAAAACCTAAAGCATCTAAACTTGATTTTACTCTTTCTATTACATTATCAACTATTGCTTGTCCAAAATCTTTTAAAGAACTAACTGGATCTTCAAATATACCTTTGAAATAGTCTATTATAGTTCCCGCGTTAGTATCTATAAAGCTAAAGAAGTCATTAAATGCTAAAGATAATGTTTCAAATGTTGTAGAAAAAAAATCAGTTACTTTTTGATTTTGATTTAAAACTTCTGTAAACTTGGCAAATGCTGCAATAGCTAAACCTATACCAGCTGCTTTTAAAGCTCCTCCTATTTTTTTAACACCACCAGCTGTTTTATTAGATGCATTCTCAACACCTTTTAAACCATCTTTAGTATCTTTATTACCTTTTTCAACTTGTTTATTAAGCTCTTGTATTTCTTTTTTTAGTTCTTCTACTTCCGCTACAGCTTTATCTGTTTTAGCAATAAGATCTATTGTAATTTTTTCCATGCTATTTCTTTTTTAAATTGAGCAAATGTTTCTTTTAAACTTTCGGGAAACTTATATTTTCCTTGTGCTATTCTAATGTTTTCTGTTTCACCATTAGCATCTTGCAATAATTGTAATATATTTTCTATCATACCTCGTTTAATAATTCTATATCACTTTCTCCAGTTCCTAGATTAGTTGTTATACTATTAATTTTATAGCTTCTGTTGTTTATTACAAACCTGTCTGCTAATGTGTAGTTTCTTAATATCTTTAATGGGAGAAATGCTTTAACTTTTGATAATCTCCTTTTAGTATTAAATACATCTGTTATATATGTACTATATAAGTCTTCAAATAAACTTCCATCAAATACACCACTAGGTTGCCATTCATTTGTTTCTAATCCGAAATGTATTGTAGTGTCATCTGTACTTGAATCTAATGCTACTGAATTACTAGGTATATAATAACCTGTAAAACTTGATTCAGGAATTTCTATATGACTTTGTCCTAATGTTTCTAAAAATGATATTGATGTAGGACTTGAATTATTATATACAGCATAAAATAACAAAGGTTCTCCTTTTATAGGATCTTCATTTTCGTCAATCATATATCCTACTTGTACATTTTTAGTAGAGTTATCTGCTCCGTCCGTTAATCTTTCAAACTGCATATGTTCATAAGGTAGTTCTACTTTATATATACCTCCGTCTAATGATTCATTATTATTATATTCTAATGAACCCCACTCTCTATTAAATAATTGATTAAATACAGATGCTAATAAAGACTTTGTTCCTTTATATTTAAATATTATTTCTTTATAAGGTAGTGCTATATTTATTTGACTTGAATCTATATCTACATATTCACTTATATCATAACTCGTACCTGCACTATAGAAACTATCAAGTGTATCTACTTTTATTGTTCCATCATCTAATGTAAATGCTGTAAGGTTAAACATCTTAAATAATCCTGTAAGAAAATCTATAACTTTTATTTCAGGTACATTTTGTGTTGGTAAAAATTCTATTGTTTCTGTTATTTCAGCATTACCTGCACCTACTGTTTGTTCAGAAGGATTGTTAGGTTTTATATTTACAAATCCTAAAGTAAATGTATTAAATGTAACTGAGTCTCTACCTCTTACAAAAGCAGTCAGTTCTCCATCTTCTAAATCTCCAGTAAATGAAAATTGTTCTGAACTTAAATTACCAGTATTATCTATAAGAGATGTAAATAAAGCACCATTTCTATAAATCAAAACATCATAAGAAATAGATGTATCACTCATAACTGTTGTTAAACTTATGTTTGTTATAGTTCTTTCTACTGTTAATGTTTCTCCTATTACATCTCCAGATACATATACAGGATTTTGTATGCCATCAAAATTTGTTACTTGTGATGTGAATGTTTGATCGTCTTGTATTAGATTCCCTTTTTTTCTTTGTAACCATAAATATAAATTATGGTATCTACTATTAGTTGTATTAAAAAAGTCTGTAGAAAAAGTTAATCCATATTCATTCTCTATAGCTTTTATTATTGTGTGTACTCTTATAGCATATTTTAAATCACTCCACAACACACCATTCTTTTGACCAGAACCTACAAATGATATGTTTCTACTGTCTTGAACGTGAGTTGAGGAATCATAATATAATCTATAATTATGAGCAATTAAAGGAGTTATAACTGCATCTGCATATGTTACACTATCTACTGTTACATCTAATCCAGCTTGTAGTCTTAATTTAACTTGTGAATTAGTATAATTTAATTTAAAATTATTTAACCAAGTCAATGCATCTAATTTATCTTCTCCTAGCAAGTCTTTTAAATCTACTGTGTTTCCAAAGAATGTTATTCTATAAGCATAAGGCTTATTATTCTTCATATCTACTCCCTCTAACTTTATTTTACCTTTTTCAAATGGCAAATAGTTAAGTTCTATAGTAGCACTCTTTTTTATTCTTGCATCAAAACCTCCTACTATATCATAATTATAATAGTGTTTAAATATTTTGTTATTTTCTTTAGATGCAGGAAGTGAGAATGTTTTAGTAAAGTTTGTAAACACTTTAGCTATGTCTTTTACATTCTGAATAGTTTGAGTTAGAGATACTGACTCATCCTTAAACATATCCATTCTATTTCCCTCAATATATAATTGAATATTCTGCATTATCTGATGTCATTTATTTTATTAAACGCATAACTAAAGTCTATAGTGTAGTTTATTAGCTTGTCATTTACAGATGTCTTGAATTGTAAGCTAGACGTATCTAAGGTTATTGGTAAAACCTCATTACCATCATATACAAACACTTGTTCACTTAGCATTAGTTGTTTCATTACATCATTGAATGATTCGTCTATATATCCTGTATTCATTGTTATAGATTCTTTTCCTGTAACGTGAAATTGTCTTATTTGATGTTTTTCTTTATTGTATGTAGGGTCAGAAACAAAGTCCATTAAGTTACGTTTGTAACTATCTGAATTTGCATTCAAACTCTTAACTGATTTTTTATGAAATGGCATAATCTGTAATGCACCATATTTATTGTAGAATATAACATCTAAGAAATCGTATTTAGGTTCACATACTTCTTCTAATGTTACAACTACGCTTTGTGTATATCCTGATTTAGAAGTAGAGATTGTTATTTGATCTCCTGTAATTAAACCATCTGTAGGAGTAACTCTTATATATACAATTTTATCTTCAGATATATTAGTATCACTTACTGTGATATCTGACATTACTGTACTCCAGTACTCATCATATAAGTTCCAAAATTCTTCAGTAACATTCCAAAAAACATTTGCACCTCCACCTGTTGTAAACTCTATAGTACCTTCAGCTTCTGCAAATATTGGAAATACTATATCTCTACCTCTTTTAAAATATATCTTAGTATTTGTTTGAAGATATTGAGGAGTATAATTTCCTGTATCTGCTATTGTATAATTTTCTCCAGTTACAAATATATCTTGTTTTACTGTTAGTTGTGTATCACTATCTATCGCAGAAATAGTTGTACTTGTAGAGTCTGTTGTGTTTGTAACAGCATCTCCCACACTAACTGTCTTAGTAAATGTTTGTGTAGAATCTATAAGTTTATATCCCGCTGTGCCTGTTGTTGTAGAACTTACTTTTGTTACTGCAGGATTTGTACTTGTTCTAGGATTTACTCCTTCTTCAAAATATCCATAACCATCAAAAGCTAAGTAATCATAATTCTGTGTTTCACTACCTGATGTTTTAGTTAATGTAACATCTGCTTCTACCCATACACCATCTATTGAATATGAACCATACTCTGTGATTAGATAATCTCTAATAAGTTCTGTTATTTCATATATCACATAGTTATTAGTACCTATAATATCTTTGCTTATAGTATACTGTGGTGATGCGGGTTTGTCTGTTGTTAAAGTTCCTGAATATATATATAAGCTCATTGAAGCTGAACTAAGTGTACCAGAAGCTGGTTCTACTTTTATATAATATGGACTTCTTGCATTTATTATTGTACTCATTGTCTTGTATCAATTGTTATATTAATAAGGTCTTTTGCAAATGCTTCACCTAATTCACTTGGTAATCTAGTGAAAGCTTTTTTAAATGGTTTTGTAAAGAAAAAACTAGGTTTTATACCTTGTGCAAATATAAATTTCTGTAATACAAATCCAATAGACCTATAATTACCTTTTGCAAATCTACCTTTTTTATCTCTTAATCTGAAGTTTCTAGCTTTAGCCCACTGTTCTATAAATTTTTGTGGAGGTTTTTTGTTAGTATATTTGAATGGACTATTAGGCGCTTTTTGTTTTCCATTTTTAACTAAACTTGGGTTTGCACCTTTTACACCTTGATCTACAAAATCACCATATTCATCCATGAATATATCTAAATGTAAACCATCTTGTTTTTCAGAAACTTTATATTTTAAAGATTTATATAAATTACTAGTATTGTTTTTTTTCTGTTTCGTTAAGTTAGAACGTGCCTGTTGTATTACATACTTGGCAAATTTATCGAGTTCTTCTTTTGTTTGTTTAAAATCCATTAGCAAATAGTCATATCATTTTGTATTATTATATCAAACGTAGCTGTCCAACCAGCTAATTTGTTTTCAAACCTATCTACAAAAGGTTCACAAGATACATCACCTTGTAGTTGATATAGTTCACTATATAGATCACCTCTTTTAAGTAAACTAGTCAACCTAGCAGCAACACCTAACTGTGTATTTAATACATCTTGTTCATTATCATTACCCATGAACTTAGTAGTTTCTTCTTTTTTACTTTCATCTACGATATCCATAAATAATATACTCATACTAAAAGTAATTGTTTTGTCATTTATAGTACTGTTGTTTACTATTATGTGTGATAAAGGGAAAATGTTTTGTTTGTTTAAATCAACATCATCTATATTGCCGTATGTAATTGTATTCACAAAAGGTTCTTGTTCTAATGTTTCTTTTATTTTTGTTGTTATATTATAAAATCCTGTCATTTTTTAAATTTTGATTTTATTCTTTTTGATTCTAATTCTAATTTATCTTTTTCAAAAGCTAAATATGTTAAACATTCATGTAATTTGAGATAGGTGACTTCGTCAAATCTTGTAATGTCTCCTCTACTAATTCCATATATAGATTGATACCAGCCCCATTTTCTAGCAAAGTTTGATTCAATTGTATATTGTCCTTCTGATTCTGTAAAGATCTCAGGGTATTTATTGATAAGTCCTTGCTTAAACTGTAAAAAAAAATAATGGTTGACATAACTACAGATAATGGCATTTTTTTCATATTATTATTTATGCCTTTGTATTCTTGTATTAAATACTTATCTTTGTCTTTGTATGTAATTGGTCTAAATAAAACAGACATAGCTTTATCCATAGTAGACCAATCACTGAAGTAATTATCTAAGTCTATATATTCTCCAAACGTCATTTCATCTAGCTTAGGTATAAAACCATAATGAATGCCATTTAAAACAAATGATCTTTTAAACTTAGATTTATTTTTAAATAAATTATCTATATGTTGTAGTACTTTATTAAGACTACTATACTTTATTTTAACAATATCTTTTAAATCAATATTGCAAAATATTTCTACCATCTTTTGGTTTATAAAATTACTACTTTCTTTACCATCAGATATTTTGTGGAATTTTTGGTATTGTTCTAAAGTTATATCATCTAAAGAACTTGGTACGTATATGTCTAACTTCATATTAATACAATAAAAAATTAGACCTTTTGTATAAAAGAAACTACATTAATTTGTTTCCAAATCTTCTAGCATAATAATGTGAGTATACTTTTTGTAAAGCTTTAGTTAATTCTTGCTCTTGTTTATATTCTAGTTTTCCTAATAATAGTTTACCATCACAATTGATTTCTATCTTAACATAATGTTTTCTTCTTCCGGATTTAGCTCTATATGTTTCCTGTTGTGGTATAGGATAAGCTATTATATTGTTTTTAAAACACCACCTCATTTCTTTATAAGATCCATCATCTACAAATTGATCATTATTTCTGTATCTCATCAACGTTTATTCTATTGTTTAATACCTCTATTATTGCAAATATTTGTTCTTCTTTTTCTTTTTTAGTTTTTGCAATTTCTTTTACTCTAATCCAAAAATGATCAGATTGTTTTGGCATAAATAAATCTTTTATTAAATTACCAAATTTTCTCATTGGTCTATAAACCTTAGTGACTTTTGTTATCTTCATAGTGTTAATATAAATAAATTAATTGTAAATAAGTTCCTATAAAAAAGATTGTCCAAATTAACAATCCCCAAATAAATGCTTCTAAAAATTGTTTCATATAAATGTTTTTGTTATTGCTAATATAATAAACATTTTATTAACAAAAAAATATTTTTAACAAAACTTTAACAATTACCAAATATGGTATTCTCCTTTGTTTGGATCTTCTAGTTGAGAAGTTATAGCGTAACGTAGTGCATCTATAGCGTGGTTATATGCATCAATAGGTTTATTTAATACATTACCTTGTTTATCACTCATCCATACATAGTTTCTTAATTCATTTATTAAGTTCTTGCTTCTAGATGTTATAAAGATCTTATTTTGATTTATAAGATTTAAACCATATTTAATACTATCTCTACCTTTTTTTACAGGGTATACTATATGTCCATAGTGATTTAATTCCGCTATTGATTTTGGTTCTGCACTATCTGCATAAATAATATCATCAACACTATAAGTTTTAAGTAAGTTACTTATATCTCTATTTAATAAACCTTTTTTATAAATGATCTCATCAAATATATAACTATCATTATATTTATACATAGCTACTAAAGATGTTGGGTCGTTACTATAACCAAAATCCATACCATAACAAAGTATTCTAGCTTCTGTTGGTAATTGTATTTCTTTCCAATCTGGTATACATACTCCTTCTAAACTGCCTAATTGACCTAATCCATATACTTTCCACCAGTTTTTCCAATAAGTACTTTTATTAGCTTTTTCTTTTGCTGATTCTATTTCCTTAACAATTGTATCAGGTAACGCCTCGTTATCTTTATATGTTAATGTGATAAAATCTACATCTTCTCCATTTAAGACCTCTCTATCAACCCAGAATGAACTAGTGGGGTTATAATCTAACCATATATGATTACTTGTTCTAACCATTAATTGTTGATATGCATCAAATGGTATGTTGTTACATTCGTTAATATATAAATCTGTTCTTCTTGCTCCACGTAATTTATCAGGCATATCTGTACTAAAGAACTCAATATAACTACCATTAGTAAAATTATACTTAAGTGTAGACTTGTTAAACTGTATATCTCTATATCTATTTAACATCATCATTATTTTCAAGAAGTCTTTTAAAGCTCCTCTTCTTAAATGTGGTACTGATTCAGATACTATACTTATTTCTAAATTAGGATTCTTAATTGCTTTATCTATTAATATAGGTATAATACCAAAAGTCTTACCAGCTGATGTTCCACCACGTATGACTTTGATTCTTTTATTTAATCTGTAAAGCTTTTTAATTGCAGTTGTTACTACAAATTCCATTAAATGTCAAATATTGGTTGCTCTGTATTTAAAGTAATATCTTTAGTTTCTTTTGGTTTACCAGCATAATAATGATAAAATAATTGTACATATTTAAAATCACCATTTTCAATACCAGCTTCTAAAGCTTTATAAGCCTTATCTTCTAAAGGTGTAAGTCTTTCGATTAGTTTAACTTCTTCAGACTTAGATTTTCTACCAGAACCTTCTCTTTTACCGCCTTTCATTCTTTGAAAAAAATTGATTAATCAATAGAACAATAAAAAAATATAACTTTTGTTAATACATAGCAAGTATCTTATCTAATCTATCTATTATAAGATCTTCTTTATCTTCAGGTATTCTATTAACTAGATCTATTAGTCTATTATTTTTAATACTTCTAGACTCTTCTATTTCTTTATAAGATTTTATTTGTTCTTTTAGTTCGAATATTTCAAAGTTAAGTTCTACACATTTTTGTTTTAACTTAATGTGGTTATCTTCTTCTGTTATATCTTTAAGGTCTTTTATTTTAGTCTTTGCATTGTTATATGCATATTCTAACATTCTATTATGTTTCATCCACATTGGGAATTGTGACAAAGAATATACTACAGTAGAATGATCTTTGTTTACAGATTCACCTATACTATGTAGACTTAAGTTTGTACTGTTTTTTAATAATGTATAATATAATCCTCTTGCTTCGCAATATTTTCTTTTTCTAGTAGGATTGTCTACGTCTAAACCTAGTTCTTTATTTACTATGTTTTTATATCTTGTTATTTGATCTGCCATTTTTGTTTCTTATTAATTTAGTTATTTTTATTAATTCTTTCATTTCTATTTCTTGTATCGCTTTATATATACCAGCGCATTGTTCATACATTTCTGTTTGCTCATAAAGTTTTAATATTTTTTTTAATTTAGAAAGTGGAGTTCCTTTTCTATAATCGTGAATAGACATGAGGTAATATTCTTCTTTAATATCTTTCTCATTCACAAAGTTCCTTTTATTATATATTCATTTAATTCATACTTTTTTTTTACAAAATATTGCTCAAATACTTTTAAACCATATTCTACCTTATCTTTGCCTGATAAATAAAACTCTTCACTAACATTATAATGTCCTAAATCACCTGTTGACTTGTCTATAGCAAAAAAGAAAAAGTTTTCATAACTAACTTTAAATAGTTCACAATAAATATATACTTGAACATCATAACCATATTTTTTAGCTGACCAAGGAAAAGCTTTCAAATCGGACGTTGTTTTAAGATCAGCAACGTAATCGGTTCCTAATATATCTGCTTTAGCTCTAAAAGGATAACCTTGTAACACATCAAAGCCTGGTTGTTCAAATTTAGCTCCTCTAGTTAATTGTTGCCATATGTCATTTTGTAGTAAAGCATCTACTGTATACATAGCTTTATCATATTCTCTTCTTGTATAAACAAATTGATCACTACCTACTTCCTTTACTTTGTCTTTATATGCTTTTGTTACCGCTGACTTTACTTCTACTATATGACATAAAGAATCTAATTTATCTGGCTCTAATGCTGCTAAATGTATTAATCTACCTGTCTTAAATGCTTTACTATCTGATTTATAATTCAAAGATCTAGCATAACTTTTAGGGGAATCTATTAGTGATTTTATAGCTGAAGAACTCAACGCATATTTACCTAACTCTCCATAGTAAAAAGAATCATCATACATTTTTTCTAATAATTTGTCTTTATCATAAACATCACCATTTAATAATTGTATCTTTTCTTTTCTTTTGCTTTTATTATATATACTTTTTAATTCATTAATAGTAATAAAACAGGTATCATCCCCGTGGTATGAGCCATTTAAGCTAACGTGTAAAGCATGTAATTCATTTTCTGTTTTAAACTCATATACTTCATCATTAATCCTAATTTCTAATCCTTCTTTAGCCCAATCCATAAAGGCTATTTTAGGTGTCATAAAAGTTACATGTTTCCATGTAGATTTTTTGGTTACTATTCTCATATTAATTATCTTTTATAAAGGTTCCATTTATCATTTTACCCGTCCTGTTTTTTATTACATTATAAGCAGAGTCGATACAATCTTCTATTTTTAAACCTCTTAACTCAGCTAAATTAGTTAATACTACAATCATATCACCTATAGCGTCTATGACTTCTTCTTGATCATTATCAAGTAAAGCTTTTGCTAATTCACCTGATTCTTCTTGTAATTTTACATATTGAGTTCTAGCGTCTCCTTTTTCTAAGATACCTTTTTGTTTTGCCCATTGTCTTATTAATTCAAATCTATTCATATATTAGTTTTTAATTGTTGGATCAAAATTAGATCTACCACACAAAGGATAAAGGTGCGTATAGTATTCTGTTCCTTTTTTAATTCTTTTTTTATTTTTAAATACAATATCCTCTGTGGCTATTTGATATTTTCTACCACAATAACCAATTGTTTTTCTGTCTGGTTTTTCTATATTTATAGAACCAATATATTTACCATTAACCATATACTCTAAAAAGTAACCTAAATTTTCATATTTAATACCGTAATGTGCATTCATAGTTTATAAGTGTTTTTTTATATAAGCTAATATAATAAACATTTTATTAACAGAAAAATTATTTAATATTTTTTTTATAATGTCTTTCATATATATGTAGGTTATGAGCAAAATGTACATAATAACCTTGTTGTGAATTTAAACTATTAGCAACTAATTCGTGTAGTTTTAAAAAACAATAAGCATCGTTACAAAAACCAAACCATAAGTCATTACTTCTCATCATAACAGTCATATGTAATTTTTCTGAGTCAGGTGTATAATAAAATTGTATAGTTAAAGTACATGGCGTGTCTTTACTATAACCAGTATGTTCTTTACCATCATAAATACTCAACACAGCTCTACGCGAATATTTATTTTTTTTTAATTCTTTTATTACATATTGTAATTGGTTATTTCTTGACCATTGCCAACCATAATTGCTATTAACATAACCACGTTCATCCATATGATTATACCATATTTTAGCAACTTTAGCTATTTCTATAGCTGACCTGTTTTTAGACAAATACCAATCCCACTCTAGCTCAGCATAGGTTTGTTTAAAGTTTCTAAAAGGTGTTTTAACTATTTTTTCTGATGTATCTACTATTGTAAATATTTGATTGTACAAAGCTTTAGTTCCTGTTTCGTTAGGAACTTGACCATCTAATTTATCATAATAAAATTCAAAAGCTTCTGTTACTGTATCAAATTGCCACATGTTTTAAATATTCTTTATGTTGTTTTTCAATTAACTCTTTACTATACATTTTAGATAAATTTAATACATCTTCTTTATTTGTAACATATAATATATCTTTTAATGTTTTGTCTTGTATCAGATCTTTATTAGGATCATATTCAATTGGTATTGCAGCTAAACAATTAGAGGCTAAAGTTTCATAAAATCTAAATGTAACAACGTTATCTTCATGTTCTTGATCCGCTAATATTAAACTTACTTTGCATTCGTTTAATTTATTTAATAAATCTTTATGTTTTAATTTTTTTATAAAGGTAGATTCTATTTTATTTGTTTTATAACCAATTAACAAATTGTTCAAATTATTAGGCATATATTTTCTTAGTTGTTTTTCTCTATAACTACCTCTTTTGTCACCATAATATACTATATTATATTTTTTTTCTTGTTGTGTATATTTGGGTTCTTGTATTTTATTTTTAAATATTTGTTTAAAATAATCAAAATATATAAAATTATTATATTTTGTATCATTAAAAAATTTATTTAAGTTTTTACCGGGAAATAAATATGTAGCATTTGTAAGTAGGTTTTCAAAACCATTTACATGCTCTTGTGTTAATAAATTAAACCTTTCATTAATTACTTTCGCTGCATTAATCGGTTTAATTCTTGGGTCATTACACAATATACCTATTTTTTTCTTATATAAAGATATTTTTTTAATTTTAGATAATGTATCTTCAGATAGTACTCCACCAAAAAAATTAGGTTGAGATAATTGTAAAAATATTTTATCAAAGTTTTTTAAATCTATTTCGTCAATATCTAAAAAATTTTCTATATGTTTATTGTTTCTATTTTTTTTTCCAATATAAAATAAGTTATATTTATTAGATAAGTAAGTAGCTTCTAATCCAGAATGATTATTATTATTACATTGAATATTACTAAACAATCTTATTATTCCTTTCATTAATTTGTTTTTTTAAGTTAGTTGTTGAATAATTATGTTTTCTATTATTGTAATATATTTTAATGTTATTTTCTTCACAATATTTTTTTCCTGTAAAATATTTATCTTTATATTCTTCTCCTATTATTCTCACGTGTATTTTATTACTTATCAATATATTCAATAAATCTTCCTCTGTTGTATAAGGTATTATTTCATCAATAAATTCACAAGCTTTAAGTTGAGTATATCTTTCTATAATGGTTTGTGTTGGTTTATTTTTATTTGATCTTTCGATAGAGGGATCTAATTGTAATCCAACAATTAAATAATCGCATTGACTTTTGGCTTCTTCTAGCATTAAAACGTGTCCAGCATGAAACAAATCAAAAGCGCTAAATGTTATACCAATTTTTTTATCAAAACTTTTTGCTGACTCAATATAAAGTATAGCATCCATTAATTCTTCTTGTACATCTGTTAAAAAATTAAAAAGATCTTTTTTACCTGTTTTAATTTCATTATACATTGTAGATTTATATTTACATTGACCTATTAAACTACGTTCATCCATTTTTTTTAAAACAGTTTGAACTATTTTATCTCTAGTATTAATCTTCATATTCTTTATAAATTAATTCTTCTATATCTAACAACTGTTTATCTCCTAGTAAATCATATATACTTTTTTCATTTAAAAATACGTCTTCTATATTTATTTCTGGAGGTTCAGGTGGATCATAATAATTAAATGTGTTTCTACCTGGTTTATAACTATGTTCAACATATAAACATAGGTCTGAATAAAAAATGATCATAATGTGTTTTTTGTTTTAAGTTTTGTTTTTAGGTTTGATTATAATTATATTTATTTATAATCTTGTTTTGTAAATCTAATATAACGTAGTCTTCATTCACAATAAGTTCAATTGCTTTTTTAATTTCTTTTGCTTTCTCTTGAACTCTAAATGTTTCAAATATTTCGTTACTAATAGGCTCGTGTTTAAATTTAGGTTTCGGCATGTTTTTATTTTTTAAATTATATAAGCTAATATAATAAACAATTTATAAACAAAAAAATTATTTTATTTTTTTTTCTGCTTTTCTTGCTCTTTGTACAGCTCTTATTTTGTCTGATCTTAAATATGATTCTCTATGTTCTTTAACGAGTAACTCATATTCTAAATGATTTGTATACATATACATTTCATTTACACATTTAATAAGATTATATATTTTTTTCCTTTTATTACCAGAGGACTTTTCGTATTCTTTTTTTAATGTGTTTCCTATTTCATTAAAATGTAGTTCATAGATTTGTTTCCTAAGTAAATCCATTATAAATATGTTTTAAATAATTTTTCTAAATCCATTATAACTTCTTTTACACAAGAATTACATGATGTTAGTTTTCTTTTAGTTTTAAATACCCTATTATAAATGTTTAATAGTTTTTGTTGTTTTTCTGGAGTAATTATTAGTCTTCTATCTGAAAACCAGTTTTCTAAAAAATTATATTCAGATTCGTTTAAACATTTTGGTTTATGATAAGGCAATACTTTATTTAATTTTTCTTTTCTTTCATCACATCCACAATCTTCACCAGCTATAAATTTAGCTACTTTTTTTATACCAGTCATAACTGTTATTTTTTCTATAGTATCACCTAATCCTTCTGATTTATTTTTGTTTTCTAAATCAAATTTTTTTTTCCATTCTTTATAAGCTTTTGTTCTTTTATCTTTAGGTTGTTTCATAATTATATTTTTTTATATTCTTGCCAATCTTTATCGTATTTATCTTTAATTTTATTTTTACAATTTTTTAAAGTATTAAATATACTTACCCAACTAATTTGTGTTTCTTTAGCTATTTTTCTAATACTCATATCAGTATCTCTATATAACTTAAATAATTTTTTATCATACCAATGCCAGTCTTCTATTTCATTATCTATTAACTCACATATTTTATTATAAGCTTTATGTTCTTCAATAGTATCTTCATACTTAATTTTATAATTATCTATACTAACTTTTTTTATTTTATATTTAGCATTATAATATTTATAATAAGTTGTTTTTAATGTAAAAAATATATAACCTCTATTTGCTTTTCCGTTTGTAATTATTTTATTTGGATCAGCGTATTTATATAATATTAAATACATTTCTTGTACTATATCCTCAGCGTAATCATATTCACCAAATGAGTTAACTATATTAATCCACTCTTGATGTTCTTTAGCAATAACTTCTAACCACTGAGACACATATAAATATAATCAAAAAATATTTAATATATCTTTAATATCTACGTTGTTACAATGAAGTATATTAACTCCAGCAAATTCAAAACCAATGTTGTTTTTTGTCATACGTAGTTTTATTGGTTGTTCAATAGGAGTTGGTCTACCACCTGTTTCTACTTCTTTTATTTTCCTAACATGTATTTCACTTATCATCCAATCAGTAGAATGTTGAATATATCTATGTATTGTAAAAACATCGTCAGCTCTATTTCCCCATTTACCACCACCTTCCACATCTGCTAAACTAGGTGGGATTGGTAAGCCAACATATTCATGTTCTTTGTTGTGAACTTTTCTTAATGCTTCTGTTACAGCGTGAGCATTTAACCATATTGAAACGTTTTGGTGTTTACAAAATAATCTAAATTCTGTTGCCACTTGATAATCATATTCATGACCATTAATACCTCTCATTGTATTTCTATCTTTAACCAAACTATTATATGGATCAATTAAAAAGCCATCATAATTAAATTTTTCTTTTATTTGTTTTGCCTCACTTAAAAGATCTTTATAATTATATAAATCATCTACTTCTATAATTTTAAAATAATTATTAAACCAATCTAAAGTTGTTTGTATATCTTTATCTTTGATATTATTTATTGGTTTTCCAGTTTTAAACTCTAATATTTTTCTAGCTATTGATTGTGAAGAATTTTCAGCAGAAAATACAAGCCATTTAATATTATGTTTTATTGTATATAATAACATTAAATATAAAATAACAGTAGTTTTACCTACGTTAGCGTGGCCAAGGATTAAATTAAAATTATTAGATTTGAATCGTATATGTTCATCTATTTCTGGAACTCCAATTTTTAATCCGTGTTTTACTCTACCATATTTTACATCTAAAATCTTTTTTTCTAAATGATCTAAATTACTTAACATTAGAATAAATCAATTTCTTCTCTTGCTTGGTTTTGCTGTGTATTATCTACTCTTTCTACCCATTCAGCATTCACAACGGTTCCATTATTCCAAACACATTTACCATTGCCTAAATATATTTTCTCTACTTTAGATTGTCTTTCTTCTTTTGATTGTGAATGATATACAGAAACATTTTGTCCATATTGATTTGTTTCATCGTTTACACTAATAGCTAAATTTAAATATTTATCTTTTGCTATTTTAGTTTTGTCAATTTTTGTTAAGTCTATACTTACTACTAATGTTGATGCCATAATTTTTATTTTAATATATTATTTAAAGGATTATTTGATTGATTGTAATTAGTTTTTTTAGGTTGATATTTATAACCAACTGTTGAGTTAGCATCGTCATCTTCCGCTTGTAATCCAAGTAATGATGTTAATGTATATCTCCTATAATATGTTATTGCTGATCCAATTTTTTGTGGGTCTTGTATATTTGGTAGTTGCATACTTGATTCTACACTACCTCCATTTAAATCTACTATAACACTTCTTACTTGATTATCTGTTATGGGTTGGATTAATACAAGTTCATGTTTTTCTAATAAAGGATGCAGTTGTCCAATCAAAGAATTTATATCAAAATATTTACTCTTATAAAAGGGATTTCTTACATCTTTACTAATTGTTCCGATTTCTGATTGAAGCTTATAAAGCTTATGATAAATGTTTGTTTCCATACTTATTATTTGTTAAATTTTCTTGTTTTTCTTTTTCAAGTTTGATAGTTAATTCTTCAACTTGATTTTCTAGTTCTTCTACTCTTTTTCGAAGCTGAACTATAGCTGCTAATTGATATTCCATAAAAATGTTTTATTGTTCTATACAAATATATAAAAAAAAATTATATAAAAAAAAAGGGTAAAAATTAATTTACCCTCTTTTCAAACAAAAAACACTTAGGAAACAAAATTACCGGGTGGTAATTATTTTACAAATATAATTCTTTTTTTCTTATATCAACTAATTGTTTATATCTATTTATCATTTCTTGCAAGTCATTATTAGTAAATTTCACTATTTTTCTTGACATTGTTAATAATTCTTCAGGAAGATCTTCTCCATATTCTTTTTTTAATTCTAAACCATATCTGTATTGTTCGCCATATCTCATCACATTACAAGCATAACATTGTACTTGACAATTTAATTCTTCCCATCTAGTTGAATAATGTTTGCGCGACATAAAATGTCCACATTGCATTTTTTTATAATGATCTTTTTTATTACAAGTATAACAACTAACAAGACCTGTATTATCAGCTTTTCGAAGTCTTATATATATTGAAAATATAGCATCTAATTTTTTTACTAATCCTTTACGTGATATTTTTTTCATATTTAATTTTATCTAATATATTAATTTTTTATAATTAAAAGAAAAGAAAAAGAAAAAGGACAAAAAGAAAAAGAAAAGAAAAAGCCAGCAAAAAGAAAAGAAAATTAATTACCTGATCCAAGCAACGTCCAACTTTATTAGGTTTTGCAAGTGAAATTCAAATATATAAAATTATTTTAATAAGGATAATAAGGTTTAACCCAATATTCATAAAATATTTTTTTTATTTTTTTCATTTACCTTGACCTTTATATTTTTTAAAATAGTTTTTAGAGCTTTTTAAGGCACTCATTTTACTTTTTGAATGAATACCTTTACGTTTTTTAGATTTGCTCTTATATGTGCTTATAATTAATCTGGCCATTACTTTTTAAATATACTTGTAGCTTTTTCTGTAGTTCGACCACCAAAGTAAGCTAACACTACCGCCATCATTACTTTCTCAAACGTATCGTTCCAAGTAACACCAATATTAAATGGTACGCTTTCTATACTATCTAATATACCTGCTAAACTAAAAACTACTATACACCATACTAGAACTAGGGGACGTACATTTTTACTAAGCCAAGAATCTGATGCAGCGTCTGCTTTCCATCTACTTGTTATAGATTCTATTTCTTTATTTTGTTGTTCATATATAAGTTGTTGTAGCTTAATCTTGTCTTCATTAGATATTTTAGATTTACCTATTTCAGATAATGCTTCTTGAGGTGAACTTACACCACTTAATACTTTGCCTAATGTTGGATTGATCATTGATGCAGCTCCAAATAATAATTTACCAACAGTAGTTTCTTTAAATTTTTTCTTATCCGACATTTGTTATATCTATATATTTAGTTTTACCATTTTCTTTTATAGCTTGTAAACATCTCTTTCTATTGGAGTCAGGATCTACATAGCTAACGTGAACCCAGTCAGGATTCTCATCTGTACCAAATTCCCAAATAAGTTGGTCAAAATCCAAGTTATCTTTAATATAATGATACATAAAAGCATTACTAACATTACCATAGTAATCATCAATATCAATAGCTCTACCTTGACAATGTTGACTTTTAGTACTTCCAC